TGGCGGGGTACGTTGCGCGAATGAAGGGGAAGTACGGGACGGACTCAAACTTCTACCGCATGAGGGTACAGGGCGAATTCCCGGAAGCGGAGCCGGATGCGCTCATTTCCCTGGAACTAATTATGTCCGCGGTGGACAGGGATGTTGTGGAGAATCCAAAGCAGGGCCTTGTCCTGGGTGTGGACGTTGCTCGCATGGGGGACGACGTTTCAATCATCTGCCCGCGGCGGGGGATGCTGGTGGAACCGCTGATCGAATACCGCAAACTGGATACGATGGAGTTGTGCGGGCATATCATGGGCGCAATGGCGGACCTGAAACCCGCGACAACGCTGATCGACTGCATTGGAATTGGCGCGGGCGTGGTCGATCGCCTTCGGGAAATGAGAAAAACCGTGATCGGCGTGAATGTGGCGGAAGCGGCGTCGCGTGAGGATCGTTTTGTGAGGTTGAGGGACGAATTGTACTGGCGCGTGAGGGAGAGATTCGAGTCCAGGCGCATCAGGATCCCGAATGATGATGAACTGATCGGGGAATTGTCGTCGATCAAATGGAAACCCGCCGGCAGTAGCGACAAGGTGAAGGTCGAAAGCAAGATGGAAATGAAAAAACGCGGGCTGGCGTCCCCAAACCGGGCGGACGCCCTCATGCTCACCGAATATTTCCGCGATTCGGTGTTTCGACCCGAAAACGAGCAATATTTTGATGACACTCCCGCACCAATTCGTCGCGGGTGGATGGGTGCGTGACATTTTGTTGTTGACAAGCACCATCCTGATGCAATACACGGGTCGGTAATGGCACTTTCTCGCTCAACGAAGGCGGGATCGCCCGCCCACTCCCATGCCGTCCTGGAATTGCCGGATGGTTCCGCCGTTTCTTCCCAAAACGAAGGTCATTCCCACAAAATAGTCCCGCGGGAGTCGCCTCTACCCATGCCGGGAGCGTCCCCCCAGGCGATGGGGATGGGGTGGACCGAAGGACCGGGCGGTCACGTTCACGACATCCTCCCCGAAGTCCCCGAAACCGAAAAACCGAAGGAAAAACCGCCTGGGGACGAAACCGCCATCGTAAGCGAGGTCATCCGTCTATTTCAAACCGCCAGGAGCGGCGAAGATGAGTGCCGCAAGATGGCAAACGAGTCGGAAGATTTCTATGCCGGCAAGCAATGGGACCCCAAAATCAAGAAAGAACTGGAATTGGCGGATCGCGCCGCCTTGACCATGAACGAAATCGAACCGAAGATTGATCTTCTGTCCGGCTACCAGCGGCAGAACCGCTCGGACATAAAGTATCTCCCCGTGGAGGAAGGGGATCAGCGCGTCGTTGACATTCTGAACACCGTCGTCACCAACATTCTCGACCAATGCAATTACGAACACGAAGAAACCAACGTCTTTGACGACGGCATGATTACCGGCCGTGGTTTCTTCCATGCGTATGTGGACTACGATAAAAACCCGCTCGGGGATATAGTTGTCGAGCAATTCCCTCAATCCGATTGCTACCTGGGTCCCCACAAGCGCGTGGACTGCAAGGACCTTGAATATCTCTGCAAGGCGCAATGGTTCTCCGAAGCGAAGATGAAACAAATGTTCCCCGACAAGGCGGATTCAATCGCCAGGAACATGGCGGAAGTCATGGGACTGCGAACGACGCCGATGGAAACCCAGGAGAAGCCGGACGCATACGACGCGGGATTCAACGCCCAGGAAGGCGTACCCGCGCCTCTTGCCATTGCTCCCGATCCGCTGATGGTCGACGTAGCCCGCAAGGAATTCCTCCTGGTCGAGTGTTGGCGGAAGGAATACGACAGGGAGAATGTGGCGATCATCGGCAACGAAACGAAGTCCCTGAAAGACTGGGATGAGGCCGAAGTATCCGGTGCAAAGCAACTCGCAAAAGTCACGGAGAAGCGCATTGACCGGCTCCGCGTCACCCTGGTTGCGGGGACCGTGTTCCTTTCGGATGAGTACAACGACCTGTACGGCGATGCGTTCCCCCTGGTGGCCTTTTACGCGAAGCGTCGCAATGGGAAATACTGGGGGAAGATCGAAGCCGCGAAGGACCCGCAACGCGAAATCAACAAGCGCCACTCCCAGATCGTCGATATTTTGAACAAGGCCGCGGCGTATGGATGGTTCTACGATGCGTCCACGTTCCCCGATCAGCCGGCCGAAAAGAAGTTCAAGGAGAACGCCGCAACACCCGGCTTCACGCTCAAGGTGACGGATATTAACCGCGTTCCCTTGCAGATCGAAGGCATCAAGTTCCCGAACGAAATATCCGCGCTTGAAGAAATCTCCACCACGAAATTGCGCGAGATTATGAACATCAACCCCGAATTGCTCGGCATTGATTCCAAGTCCGAAAGCGGGCTGGCGCAGATCGAAAAGAAGCGACAGGGACTCATCGGCAACGAATTCCTGTTCGACAACTTGAACCTCTGCAAGAAACAACTGGGGCGCATCATCATCCGCCTGATGCAGAAGGTCTACACCCCGGAACGCACCATGCGAGTGCTGTCGGGCCAGGCGTCGAAGAACCCCCAAATGATGGTCGGCGGACAGCCAATGACTGGCGAAGGTGTGGACCGCACCCAGGAGATAACCACGCTCCTGACCACCACCGACCTATCGAAATACGATGTGGCGGTGTCCGAATCAGCACACTCTCCGACGCAACGTCGAGCAAATTTTGCTGCATGGGCCGATCTCGCTGGCAAGGGGATTCAGGTCCCACCGTCACTACTCGTACAACTGTCCGACCTGGAGGACAAGGATACGGTACTCCAGGCAATGGAGGCACAGGCAAAAGCGCAGATGGATCTGGAGAATAGGAAAATCGACGCGGAGATCACGAAGTCGAAAATCGCGGCGACGAATCAACCGCCGGCACCGCAAGGATTCCAGTAATGAAGAAACCACCCTCCACCGAAAAAGAAGTCAAGCAACTGATCCTGGAGTATCTGGCGAAGGTCGGCGTTGAGGCGTGGAACAACCCGCGGGGCATGGGTCAGTTGAAACACGGTGGATTCATAAAGTACGGGGGCAAGCCGGGCGCCAGCGATATTCTCGGGTTTCTACCGAATGGGAGATTCCTTGCCATCGAAACGAAAGAAGCGAGCGGGAAAAACAAGGCGTCCGAAGAACAACTCAACTTCATCCGCACCGTCCGCGCCAACAAGGGAGTTGGCCTGGTGGCGAAGAATCTGGACGAAGTTATCAGCGCACTTCGGGAGGAAATGAAATGAACAAAAAAAAGGGTGGAAAGCGCGGAGGTTGTAAGTAGCGAATTTTTTTCAACGCCGGGACACCATGAAACCCCATGCCGGCGAAAAACAGGGAGGGTGAATGGTCGCAGAAGTTCTGCAAGATGCGGACCTGACCACGGTGGACGATGCTCAACTGGAGAAGCAGATTGCCACTCCCGTTGAGGACACCATCCCCCCGACCACGGTACAGGCACCAGAAACACCGGCACCTGTGCAAGATGGCGAACCACAACCGGCGCCCGTAGAAACGCCACCCCAGGCCCCACCGGAAACCGCGGAGGAAAAAGCAACCCGCCTGGAAGCGCAAATACGGGACAAGGAACTGATGGTTCAGCGTCTTGGCAACGAACTGGGGATGATGAGGAAACTTGCGTCCCGCCCCCAGATCGACGTTGCCAAAGTTCGGGAGGAAATCAGGGAGCAATTCCAAACCGATCCAACGCTTGCGGAACAACGTCTGGGAGCGTTGAATCGGTATGTGGAGGAAGCGGAGCGGGATAGTAAGATCATCGCCGTTCCCGATCTTCCAAGTCTGGTCGACACGATGGCGCAAATCGCGCTTGCGAAAGGCGAGAAGCCGGAAATCGTCCAGGCGTTCCGCAACGATCCGCTCAAGGTCCCGGTCGACGTTCTCAAGGGGATGGCGATGGAGGCGAGAATGTATCGCTACGGGGAAACCCTGAAAGCGGAAATCATGGCGAAAGCGCCGAAGTCACCGGATACCGCACGACAGGGGCAACCCGTCATTCGTGCGAATACTCCGGGAGGCGTTTCCACCACGCGGGACGATGCCCCCAGAGTCACCGAACGGGACATTGCTTCATTGTCCGACGCAGAACTTGAAGTGTTCCTCGCCAAAGGAAGGGTCTGAGATATGACCCAGGGGGATAACTTCAATGGCAAAAACGTCCTTTGCGACCGATAACGCACTCGTCAAGAAGGCGTGGGAGGAAAAACTTTTCCGCGACACAGCGAAGGAGTCCTACTTCTCGCGCTTCATGGGATCAACCGCCGACTCGCTCGTCCAGGTCAACACCAAACTGGAGAAGGACAAGGGCGACAAGGTAACCTTCGGAATCCGGATGCGCTTGGTTGGTGCGGGCGTGACCTCCGGGACCATCCTGGAAGGCAAGGAAGAAAAACTCGTCACCTACGACTACTCCGTGTCGTTGGAGCAGTACCGTCACGCCGTTCGTGACAACGGAGCGCTCGACCGGAAGCGCGTCATGTTTTCGATCGACGACGAATCCGAATCCGCGCTCAAGACCTGGGGCGCGGAGAAGATCGACTCGCTCTGCATGACCACTCTCACAACGTCCCCCACCAAGATTTTCTACGGGGACGGGACTTCGACCGCCACGGTCACGGTTGCGGGGAAACTGACTCCCGCCCTCATCAGCAAGGCCAAGACCTGGGCGCTCGGCGGCGGCGGAAGGTC